TTAGCAATTATGGCAAACAATAGACATCTATATGCTCCAAATGCAAAAATAGAAAAACCAAAACTAAATATAAACATAGCTAAATATTCCAATAAAGGTAGCATGTCTAAAATAATTAAAGAATAGTATGGCTCATTCAAACGCAAATATCAGTTTTCCAAGTCAAGTAGTTAGTGATGCTGAGAAGTTAAGTTACGATTATGGTTTAAAGATTGCTAAAGCAATAGAATCTGAATGGTTTAATAATGATAGAGGTTCTAATAGATATAAATCACACAAAAATAATTTTCATAATTTAAGATTATATGCTCGTGGAGAGCAATCAATTCAAAAATATAAGGATGAGTTATCAATAAATGGTGATTTGTCCTATTTAAATTTAGATTGGAAACCGGTTCCAATTATTTCCAAGTTTGTAGATATTGTGGTTAATGGTATTGCTGAAAGAACTTATGATATAAAAGCATACTCACAAGATCCGTTTGGCATTACTAAGCGAACGGAATATATGGAATCTATATTAAGAGATATGCGTAGTAAAGAATTTAATGACATTGCTGCTGAAACAATGAATATAGATCTTTATGAAAATAAGCAAGAAGATTTACCGGATTCAGAAGAAGAATTAGCTTTACACATGCAGTTAACATATAAGCAAGCTGTAGAAGTAGCGGAGGAACAAGCTTTAAATGTATTAATGGAAGGTAATCAATATGAACTAATTAAGAAAAGATTCTTCTACGACTTAACAACAATAGGTATTGGCGCTGTAAAAACTGGATTTAATACTTCTGAAGGTGTTACTATAGATTATGTTGATCCAGCAAATCTAGTTTATTCTCACACAGATTCTCCTTATTTTGATGATATATATTACGCTGGAGAAGTTAAATCTATTCCTGTAAATGAATTAGTAAAACAATTTCCACACCTAGAACACGAAGATTTAGAAGAAATAATTCAACAAGCTGGCAGATCTCATAATCTGAACAATCATCAAATTGATGATGAGGACGGCAACAAGATTCAAATCCTATACTTTAATTATAAAACTTACATGAATGAAGTTTACAAAGTTAAAGAAATGGGTAGTGGAGCTGAGAAATTGATACCCAAAGATGATATGTTTAACCCACCATCGGATATGGAAGGTGAATATACTAAATTATTAAAATCTATAGAATGTCTTTATGATGGCGCTTTAATTCTTGGAACAAATAAGTTACTTAAATGGGAGATGGCCTCAAATATGATGCGTCCTAAAAGTGATTTCACAAAAGTTAAAATGAATTATGCTATTGTAGCTCCTAGAATGTATAATGGTAAAATTGAATCGTTAGTTGGTAGAATAACTGGATTTGCTGATATGATACAATTAACACATCTTAAATTACAACAAGTAATGTCTAGAATGGTTCCAGATGGAATTTATTTAGATGCTGACGGTTTAGCAGAGGTAGATCTAGGTAATGGAACTAACTATAATCCACAAGAAGCTTTAAACATGTTCTTCCAGACTGGTAGTATTATTGGTAGATCGTTTACCGCAGATGGTGAACAAAATCCAGGTAAAGTACCTATTCAAGAAATATCAGGTGGACAAGGCGCTGGAAATAAAATGCAAGCGCTAATTGGTAATTATAACTATTACATGCAAATGATTAGGGATTGTACAGGGTTAAATGAAGCTCGAGATGGTAGTACTCCAGATCCTAAATCTTTAGTAGGTGTACAAAAATTAGCAGCAGCAAATTCTAACACTGCTACTAGACATATATTACAAGCTGGATTGTTTTTAACAGCTGAAGTTGCGGAATGTTTATCGCTTAGAATATCTGATATTATAGAATATTCTCCAACTAAAGATGCTTTTATCCAAAGTATCGGAGTACATAACGTAGCTACATTAGAGGAGATGTCTAATTTACATTTATATGATTTTGGTATATTTTTAGAATTAGCTCCTGATGAAGAAGAAAAGCAATTATTAGAAAACAATATACAAGTAGCATTATCTAAAGAAAACATAGAGTTAGAAGATGCTATTGATTTAAGAGATATTAGAAATACAAAATTAGCTAATCAAGTATTAAAAATACGAAGGAAAAAGAAATTTGAAAGAGATCAGTTAGCCCAAAAACAGTTGGCAGAAGCTCAAGCCCAAGCGCAAGCTCAAGCTCAAACTCAAATAGCTCAAGCAGAGGTTCAGAAGCAACAACAACTAACTCAAAGTGACATAGAATTAGAAAATGCTAAAGCTCAGTTAAAAGGTGCCAACTTAGAAAAAGAAGCTCAAGTTAAAATGCAATTAATGGATCATGAGTTTGAATTAAATTTAAAACTAAGAGAATTAGATTTACAAGCCGCTAGAGAAGACGGTGCAAGTAAAGAAGATCGTAAAGATCAAAGAACAAAAATACAAGCAGGTCAACAAAGTCAACTTATTGATCAAAGAAAGACCGGTGGACCGCCTAAGGATTTTGAATCGTCAGGCAATGATGTACTTACCGGTAATTTCGGTTTAGGTAACTTTGAACCTAGGTAAACAATTTATTAACTATTATTATATTATATTATGGCAAAAAAGAAAAAAGAAGAAGTGGTAGAACAAACTACCAAGCAACCAAAAGTAGACGATACAGTCGAAAAAATTAAAGTAAAAAAACCATCAATGAGAAAGTTTAATAACGATCCTGATGGTGTAACAAAAGTGGATTTAAATAAACCACCAAAAATAAAAGAGGATGTACAACCAGTTGATAACAAAGAAACCGAGGAGGTTCAAGAAAAGGTTATTGAAGAAACGACTGGTAAAGAGGAGGTTGTTGAACAAACTCCAGAGAGAGATTCTGAACAACCTGTTTTAGAAGAAATAACAGATGAGGATGAAGTAGAAGCTACACAAGAGCAAGTTGAAGAAGCTGTAACTGAAGCTGAAGCTACTGGAAAATCAGTACCGGAAAATATCCAAAAACTAATGGATTTTATGGAAGATACCGGTGGTGATATAAATGACTATGTTAAGTTAAATAGGGATTATAGTAAACTAGAAAATCAAGACTTATTATACGAATATTATAAACAAACAAAACCTCATTTAAATACAGAAGAAATTAACTTCCTTATGGAAGATCAATTCTCTTACGACGAAGAAGTTGACGACGAAAGAGATATTAAAAGAAAAAAATTAGCGTTAAAAGAGCAAGTTGCCGACGCTAAAACTCACTTGGAAGAGAACAAATCCAAATACTATGAAGATATCAAAGCTGGGAGTAAGTTAACTCCTGAACAACAAAAAGCTATGGATTTCTTTAATAGATACAACAAGGAGTCAGAGGAAAATAACAAAGCAGCAGAAGCCGCTAAATCTACATTCTTACAAAAAACAGATAATGTTTTTAACGACAAATTCAAAGGTTTTGAATATAATGTCGGGGATAAGAAATTTAGATTTAACGTGAACAATGCTAATGAGATTAAAGATACTCAAAGTGACATCAATAATTTTGTCAAGAAGTTCTTGAATAAAAAAAATCAAATGTCAGATGCTAAAGGTTATCATAAATCTCTTTATACAGCTATGAATGCTGACGCTGTTGCTAATCACTTTTATGAACAAGGAAAAGCTGACGCTATGAAAGATAGTGCGGCTAAAGCAAAAAATGTGAACATGGATCCAAGGCAAGCCCATGGAACTATTGAAGCGGGAGGTATTAAAGTAAGAGTATTAGGTGAAGATTCCAATGATTTTAAGTTTAAAATTAAACAAAAATAACAATTTAAAATTACAAAAATATGGCAATTACTGCAGGTAGTAATTTGAACAGTGCAACTGCTTCACAGCAACAAACACTAGCTTCGAATTACATTGACTTCAACCAAGACATGGGTTGGGCTCAACAATATTTACCAGACCTAATGGAAAAAGAAGCTGAAGTTTTCGGACCGAGAACTATTTCAGGTTTCTTATCACAAGTTGGGGCTGAAGAATCTATGACCGCTGACCAAGTTGTTTGGTCTGAGCAATCAAGATTACACTTATCATACGTTGGGACAATAGTCTTAGCAGGTGATACAAATGGTACATTTGAAGTCGTTACTGATATAGATGGTAACGCATTGACGACAACTCACGGTATTAGAACTAACGACGTTGTGCTTTTAGCAAGTGCTGGGTACGTTTCAAAATGTTTGGTAGTAGAAACTCCAGCTTCAGCTGTTGTTTCACTTGAACCTTATGGTGAAGCTGTTCTAACTAATCATTCTACAACAGCGAGTGCAGCAACTTTATTAGTTATTGGTTCTGAGTACGGTAAAGGACAATCTTATACAGATGAAACTGGTACATGGAAAACT